GAGGAATTGAACGCTGACAAAATGGCTATCATTGACGCATACGGAATGAATGTAAACCTATTCAGCAATGAGAAAGGCTCGACATTCAGCAACGTAAAAGATAGCGTTCGCATGGTTTATACAGACACGATCATCCCTGAAACGCAACAGATGTATGATACAATCGCGCATCAGTTAGGGTTAAAGGAGCAAGGCTATTCGATCAAAGCGGATTTCTCGCACTTACCGGTACTTCAGGATGATGAGCAAACCAAAGCATCTGCGGATAAGGTTAAGGCTGAAACGTATAACATCCTTTTACGCGATGGAGTGATTACTCAGGAGCAATACGCAATGGATTTCGGTATAGAATTACAACAAGCATCACAACAAGATGCGAAAGCGGCGGCATTGGCACAGGCACAAACAGAATTGAAAGGTACTGTCGGTGGATTAGATGGTATTATCAACCTAAACAACGCTGTAACCGCTGGATTAGATCGCAACACGGCTGTAAATATCTTAATCAATTACTATGGTTATGATCCAACAACGGCAAACGCGATGGTAACAACAACACAAATTACTCCAAATGAAGGATTATAACCTATACAAAACAAAAGCGGCATCCGATATAAAGGACATGGATAGCGATAAGCGGCAAGTTGCTGTTTACCTATCAACCTTTGATACAATAGATGCTGATAATGACATGATTAAAAAGGGTGCGTTCGCTAAATCAATACAGGAAAGAGGCGCACAAAGCACATCTAATCGTAAAATCGCATTCCTTAGACATCATGATTGGGATTGGCAAATCGGTAAATGGTTAAGCCTTGAAGAGGATGATAAAGGACTGTTCGCAGTGGGTGAATTAGGTCGATCAACTAAGGGTAATGATGCGTATTTAGACTATGAAGATGGAATAATACGTGAGCATTCAATCGGATTCCAATACATGGCTGACAAAATCCGTTGGATTGATGATTCAACTAAAGAGGAAGGCGGATATTGGATGGTTTCAGAGGTGAAATTGTATGAAGGTAGCGCGGTTACCTTTGGTGCTAACGAACATACCAATGTTGTAGACGTAATGAAGGGTGAGAATCGCGTTGAAGTAGCCGATAAGATCGCAAAAGAAATTGAAGGAGTCATTAAAGGACTAACCAACGGCAAAGGAACAGATGAAAGGCTGTTCGAATTGGAAATGAAATTAAAGTTTTTGAACGCAAAGTTGCTAACACTTGCCAAAACCGAACCGCAGAATGTTAAGCATTTGGATTTAGGTGAGCCGGTTAAAGTGATTGAGGCGTTTGATTGGAATACAGTTATAAACAAGTTAAAGTAAAACAAAAGCAAATGGAAAATTTAACACCTGAGCAAGTAGTTGAGAAAATAAACGGACTACTTGACGAAAAAATGGGCGCAACTGCTACAAAAAGCGAGGTTGAAAGCCTAAAAACAGACTTGGAAGGCTTCAAATCTCTTGAAGTAAAGAGCCAAGAAATTGAAAAAGCAATCGCAAGAATGGAAGGGCGACTTGAGGCAATGGCTGAGAAAGCTGTTGAACCGCGTTTTGTACCTAAATCTGTTGCTGATGCAATCGTAAACGCTTATGTATCTAACATCGAAGCAATCAAAGATACTGCTGAAAAGGGCGGAATGCTTTCTTTGGATGTGAAAAGCACTACAATCAACGCTGATTATGATGGTGTTGTTGCATTGTCTACATTGGAGCCGGGAGTTGACAACATCGCTCGACCAGTAATCAAAGTTCGTAACGTAGTTAATACGGGTACAACTTCATCTAAGTTCGTTGTTTACATTTCGCAAACAGCTAACACATCTGCATCATGGGTAACTGAAGGTGAAACAAAACCAACCTCAAATCCAGGTTATGAAGAGGTATCTGTTGAGGTTAAGAAAGTAGCTTCAACTGTTAAGGTATCAAAAGAAATGTTGGCTGACCTTGCTTTCGTTCGTTCAGAAATCAATGCTGACCTTATGGCTGGACTTGACCAAGCGTTCGAAGATGCACTTATCAATGGTGCTGGTGGTACTTCATTAAATGGTTTACTTGGATTCGCTCAACCGTTTGCGGCTGGTACTTTCGCGGGAACTATTCCAGCGGCTAATGTATCTGATGTTATTCGTGTTGCTAAAGCACAAATTCAAGGTGCTAACTTTGAGCCTACTCACGTATTGTTGCACCCTGAGGATGCGGCTAAAATTGAGTTGACAAAAGCAACTGATGGTGGTTACACTTACCCAGCGTTTTGGGATCGCAACATGATGTTGGCTGGATTGACTGTTGTTACTTCAACTAACATCGCTCCTGACACGTTCCTTGTTGGTGATATGAGCAAATCAAACGTTCGTATTCGTGAAAACATGAACTTACAAGTAGGTTATGTTAATGACGATTTCCAACGTAACATGGTTACTATCTTGGCTGAAATGAGAGCAGCGCATTATGTTAAGAACAACCAAGTTGAAGCGTTTGTAACGGGTGATTTCACAACTGCAATCGCAGCGTTAGATTCGGCTGTATAAATTTCTAAGGGGGTGAGATAGCCTCATCCCCACTTTTATTTGCACTATGGAAAAAAAGAAAAGACGTAAAAAAATAGACGTATCGCTCGACACAAAGAACGTTGACGTAACATTCATACGTGAGGAAGATGGGGATATCGAAATAACTTTGGACACGCCGAAAGTAGATGCTAAATTCATTAAGAATGAAGAAGGCTTTTCACTTGACATTGACGTAAACGACAAAGATTATTACGAGTTCGAAAGCAACGGTAAAAACAAGCACTTGCCAAAAGGCACTGTTTGGAAGATAACCGGGGCAATGCTTAAACACTTCCTTAAAAACAAGTTCGGTAAACTCAAAAAATAAGTAACAAATGCTTTTAGATTTAGACGATTTCACGGGTAAATATGAGTTACATACAGGAATGTATGACCAAGCCAAGCTATTGGAGTATATTCAGATATACGAAGAACAATACCTTATAGATCTATTTGGTGCGACTTTGTACGATGAATTCATCAATGACTTGGATAACAACAACTATCCTGAATCGCCTAACTTCCAAAAGGTATTTGATCCTTTTCATTTGGACAACACTTCAAACGGATTCCTTACATCGTACAACACGTACAACAGTGTGATAGTATCAAAGGGCATTTTGGATATGCTCAAAGGTTTCATTTACTTTGAATATGTAAAAGATACGGCTAACCAAATCACATCGCAAGGGCAAAAGATTCCACAAGGGGAAAACAGCCTAACTGCTACTACTTTGTACAACATGATGTACACGCGATATTGGGAGGCATTGAAAACGTATAGAGCGATTCAATGGTATATTTATCGTTATCAATTACAAGCTGGTCAGGTGTTAAATTACGGCGTTTTAAACATTGGTAATAGCTACAATGATGGAATTTATTTTCCGGTAGGTGGTACAGGCACAGGATTTAAAATCAATTGTTTTTTTGATCCAAGCGGTTCGATAGGTGATATTGCTGTTCTCGATGAGGGTGTAAATTATTCATCAGGAGATGAAGTTACACTTATTGGAGGTAATAATTCAGCTAAGTTGTTGATTGTAAACGTGGGTAAAGGGGATTATTCAAAATGGAATGGTGTTGCTAAACAAATGGCTTACTGGTTATGATAAACGAAATCACACAAGAAATAAAGCAATTGTTTAATCAAATTGATCCTGAAATAAAAGGCACGTTTGATCAACCTACAATGCGCTTTTATACTTGTGATACAAAATGGGCGCGAGTTGGCAAAAACATAAAGGATGATTTAAACAATAATTATCAAATACTTGAAGTTGAGCCAAATGAATACATCAGAATTAAGCCTGTTGGAGTGATTAATTATCCAACTACATTGATGTATTTAAACGAGCCATTTTGGATTACGGGAACAAAGTTAGCGACCAATAGCGAATGGAGTAAAGCCGAAAAAAACCTAATGAAGAAAACGCCATTGATTTGGTTGTTGGAAGTCATCAGGTTAAGAAGGTTCGGGCGTGATAGTGTAATTGAATTCGAAAGCGATCTAAGGATGTTCTTTTTAGATGAGACGAATGTCGCGCAGTATTACACGGCAGATCACCGCGAAAATGTAGTTTATCCAATGGAAAGGTTGTGTGATGAGTTTATCAAAGTAGTGGAGGCTAACCGAAACTATCAGACAATTGAAAATTACGACATTATTACGTTCAGCCGTTTTGGTGTTGAGCGCGATAACGGGATGTTTCAAAACGTCTTAGATGCAAATTTAAGTGGGGTTGAGTTGCGTATCACCCTTACGAAGTACAAAGAAAATTGTAAATGTTAAATTCTTAAAAAGTAAAAAAAATGGCTTTAGGATGTAATTGTAATTTAGGATTGAGCAACACTGGTAAACCGGGATGTTTACCAATTCAATCTGTAACAAGTGGACTTATCATGGTTCCACTTAATGCGGCTGATGGAACTGCTAATTTCATCGATTTAGATGCGGCTTTGCCAACATGGGCAGACCTTATCAACGAGGCTGATCCTTCAAAAAGATGGTTTCCTTTACAAGGATTCGAGAATGTAGAATTGCCAAAGGCAGATACTATCTTCGAAGAGGCAAACAGTGGGCGTATGGTTTTCATTCGTCAAGGTAAGCGTTCATTTACTGGTGAATTGTGGGGTGAAACTCCAACTTTCTACGGTAAATTAAGCAACAACCGTTGTGTTGATTTCGGTGTTTACATAGTAGACGTTAACGGTAACTTGATCGGTTCTAAGGTAGGTGATGGACTTTACCCAATCCCTGTTGATAACCAATCATTCAACCCAACGTATATGTTCGCAACTGACACCACTACTTCAAAAGTAATGGTTGCATTTGATTTTGATCGTTTGTTTGACGAATCAACTATGTACATGATCACACCAACTGAGGCTAATCAGAACTTCAATGATCTTAACGGCTTGTTGGATGTTAATTTTACTGATAACACTGTAACTGCTGGTTCTTTGGTTTCTACTTTAGTATTGGATTACGGAACAGCATTGAATCCTATCCAATTCACAGGAGCGGTTGCGGCTGATTTTGCGTTAACTGTTAACGGTGTATCAACTGCATTGACTACTGTAGTAGAAGGTCCAGCGGGAACTTACACTTTCACATTCACTGCAACAACTGGTGCTGATTGTGTAATCAGCGTTGATAAGCCAGGTTATGATGGTGAAATTTCATTCACTGCGGCGTAATGAGTTACGTTACATTTGGTAAGTATAGCATTCAAGCGGATTTCATTTTGAATAGTACGTTTGATGAGTTATGCGATGCGTTCCAACATATCCCAAACAACGTTCTTGTAGCGGCTTGGGAATCGGTACATGGAAAGCAAAAAAAGCCAAAGAAGAAACCGAAGACCGATAACGAAC